CCAGACAAAGTAAGGTTGCCCGATACGGTTTCGCTGGTTACGCTGCTAGTGCCACCAGATACGTTAGTAGCGGTGGTTGCAGTTGCAGCATTGCCGCCGATAGACAGGCCAGCAGCCGTGCCGGTGATGTTTGTACCAACAAGCGCACTAGGAGTACCCAAGGCAGGCGTTACCAGCGTGGGAGAAGTGGCAAGCACTACCGCACCCGAACCCGTGGTTGAGGCCAGCATTGTGGTCGTAACCGTGCCGGTGTCGCCAGTCGTCACCATGTTGCCGGAGGTGGCGGGGACGTTAATGTTAAAGGTGGAGGCCGTATTCGGGCCAATCAAGTTAACTTGACCGCCTAGCGTGGCTTGAAAGACTAATTGACCCATGATTTTTCCTTTACGGTGCGATGATTAGTTGGGAGGCTGTGAGAGCGCCTGTACTTGGGTTGTATTTTAATTTCGTAGAACTGGTGTATTCGGTTGTCAGATTTCCAGCGGTGGCGGAAGCAAACAATGGATACCGAGTCGCGTTTGTCGTAGTGTCGTCCGTTACCGTGGCATACGCCGTAGGAGTAGTCCAGGTTGGCGTTCCAGAGCCTGCGCTAGTCAAAACCTGTCCTGATGTTCCAGTGGAGGAATTAACTGTTAGAGCGCCCGTAAAAGATAACGTGGTGAAATAACCAGCCGCCGCAGTAGTCGCACCGATAGACAAATTATTTATTGTTCCAGCAGTAGCTGGGTTAATTGTTACCGTCCCCGTACCTGTTGGCGAAAGTGTTGCGCTTTTGTTAGCTGGAGTAAATGACAATCCACCGTTTACGGTTACGTTACCGCTGCCGCCGCCATCCCAATTAAGCAGGCTTGTACCGCCTGAAGTGCGGAGGTTCCCACCTAAAACAGATTGTGCATAGTAATCAGGGCTAACAACTTTTACGTTCGCGTTAATTGTTGAGCCGGTAATTGTGTTTGCAGTTGTCCCACCAATAGCGGGGGGGCTTGACAAATCTAGCGTACCGCCAAGCGTCAAACTTCCTGAACTTGTTACCGTGCCAGTTAAAGTAATTCCGGAAACAGTACCCGTGCCGGTCACGCTAGTAACGGTTCCGCTTGTAGGCGTTGCCCAAGAAGGTAAACCAGAGGCAAGCGTTAAAACCTGACCATTTGAGCCAGCAGCTAAAAAAGAGGTAACAGACGCGCCGCTTTGATACGGCAAGGAACCAGTAGCACCACCAGCAAGGTTTGTCGCAGTAGTTGCGGTGGTTGCCGTAGTAGCTGTGGTCGCTGTGGTTGCAGTAGCCGCATTTCCGCCAATGCTTAATGATGTTGCCGTCCCCGTTAAACCCGTGCCAGGGCCACTAAACTGAGACGATGCGGTAATTGTGCTTCCGCCCACCGTAGAGCCGCTAATCGGCGTTCCCGTAATGCTACCGCCCGTAATCGCCACATTGTTGGCGTTTTGCGTAGACATTGTTCCCAAGCCTGAAACTTGAGTATTAGCAATTGCGATGGCCTGTGCAGACAATGCGGTTAGCTGGCCTTGCGCGTTAACAGTCGCCGAAAGGGTTTGGCTTGCAGAGCCGTAGGAAGCCGCAGAAACGCCCGTATTTGCGATGCTAAACGTGTTGGAGGCCAGTGATAGCCCTGTGCCCGCGTAATAGGTAGAAACGCCGGAAAACTGCACAAAGGTAATCGGCGTAGTTCCAATGGTTCCAGTAACGGCGGAGGTAGACACCCAAGCACTATTGCCGTTTGTAGTTCCGTTAACGACTACGGTGTAAGCGCCTGGTACTTCCGCCCAAACATCCATGTCAGTAGCGCGAGTCCATGCACTAGCCGATGCGACATAAATGCCGTTTGTCGGTGTGCTTGCCTGATTTTTTACCAATACCCTGTCACCTGCTAGCGTGGTGTATCCGTCAATGGTTTGCAGGCCGGATAGCGTGATTGCTGCCGTTGTTCCACATTGGACGGATTGCTTAGGATTCAGACCCTGTGCCACGGCATCGACGTATGCTTTGTTGGCAATGTCGGTGTTTCCAGAAGGTGAGGTCGTGATTTGTCCGGTAGTGGACAAGATATTGGTAAAAACACCCGTGGAAGGTGCGATCGCACCGATAGTCGTGCTATCAATAGTGCTATTTGTGATCGTCAGTCCCGTCTGAACGGGGTTAATCGTTGCATAAAATGGCAAACCCTGACCGATAAAAGTGTTGAAACTGTTATCCAGATTAAACAGCGCCTGCACTGGCAGGATGTTTTGATCTACGGTCTTTGCTGGGTTTGCCATTTTTTACCTTACGACTGGTCAACCAAAGGTGTGACGTAAACCAAGTTAGTCCCCGATACGCTCTTTGCAGTAACGTAGCAAGGCAATTGGTTGTTAATAACAGGGCAGGCGAAAACAATAGGCATTTCCATTACTGCGGGCAGAATGTAATCACCGAAAGTTCCGTCCCCTGGTACTGCTGCTGAATCGGTAGAAATTTGACTGAATTTGATAGCTACGCTTCCAGTACCCGTATTTAGGCAAGAAACGTAATTAGCTTGGTCAGTCGTATTTGTTACCAATGCAACCGCCGAATGTGCGCTAGTCGTCACGGACAGGCCGAGAGTTTGACCAGCCAAACGGAGTACAGAGGTGTTAGCCATGATTAAACAGCCGTAACGGGCAACGGGCCTTCAGCGCGAACGATTTGAATGGCATACGCACCTTGTGCTGGAGTAGCACTTGCATTGGTAGCATTTACAAATTGAACGGAAAGAACGCCAGGGTTATAACAATCAGCCTCGCCAGGGATGATACCCACGGTTTGAATGCCAATAGCGCCGATAACCAAAATCAAATCAGTTGTTTGCAGGCCAGGGACGCTAAACGTCTGAACTGCGCTGGTATAGGCAGCAACAGCGGTAGGTGCAAGGCTAGGGGCGATGTAAAAAGTTTCGTGGGAATTACCACGGGTGATGGTCGTAGAAGACATATTGATTCCTTTGAAAAGGTGAGAAATTGTAACCCGAAAAGAAAAAAAGCCATCCCTTTTGAGGACGGCCTTCCTTCTATCTATACCCGTTTAGAACGGGACGCTGAAGTCGTAGCCGTAGACATATACGTCAAACGTAGCGCCTGCGACTGGAGTAGTCAGACCAGCAGTTACGTTCAAGTACAGGTTTTGCACGGTAGCAGCGGTGGCGGACGACGAAGCGGCAACCAACGACACACCTTGAGGAGTAGTCAAGTTACCAGCGGTGATCGCGCCGAACAAGCTAGAACCACCCGAAGTCGTAGCAACGCCGAGCGCCAATCCGGTAGGAGTGACAGAAGCGCCGCTGGCGTTCAGGTTGGTAACCATGAGGCTTTGAGGCAGATAAACGGTGCTATTGACCACTTGGAAAGCATAGTTTCCGGTGGCGTTAGCGGTCACGTTCTTGATCGTGCCAATAAGACGCAGGGTGGTGGCGGTCGTAGCGCCTTGGGGGTGAGTAGTATTAGTTACTGCTGGGCCTGGATTTGCCATGATAGTTTCCTTAAAAAAAAGTTAGTAAACGGGGCCGAAGCCCCATTCAGGTTTAGCTAGCGATGCGGCAAGCCAACTCAGGGTAGAGTGGCGCCCATCCATACAGTACATCCAAACGAGTCGGGCATTCTGTTACTTTCGGCCTTTCGGCTTACTGACCATTTTTCAATGGCGGGGTAGATTCTTCGATCCACCCTCTGAGACTTCGGATTTAAGTTACGTCTCAGTTCAGACTATCGCATCAACCTTGTTACAGGTTGTTTTCTCACTTAGTCGTTCACGGTGCTTTTTATCGCTTCCGCCTTGTTGTCTGCTTCCAGAGTTCCAAGTCAATCAGAGAAAATTTTTCCTTAACACCTTACAGTATTAGGCCACCATAGCAAACATTTTATCGTTTGCACCGTTAATGGAATCGTTGTTAATTGTGTACTGGCGAACCACACGCATAGACAGACCGATTTCTTTGTCCGAAGCACGACCAGCAAAGTGAACGCCATCAGGCAATTCAAGGTCAGCCACAGCCAAAGTAAACGCATTGCGGTGCATCATGATGTTCTGAGGAGAAGCAACGCCGGTGTTATTAAACGCCGTGATGTTCTGAGAACCAGAGGATGTAATGCTCACGTTTTGGAATTGACCAGCGGTGATGATGGCGGGGCTTACTTGCACCGAGGTAGCGCCGGTTCCAACGGTAGTCGTAGCCATAACCACAAAGTTGCGCAGCTTGCCGTAAGATTGACGGTTCTGAGGGTTGACAGCATACACGCCAGGGATAGTGAACACGTCACCAGCATTGAGCGTGGAGGCAGACGAAGCAGCCAAAGAGATAGTCGAGAATTGCGACCAGCCGGAGGTCAGGAAGCCAGTGCCGGTAGACACGTTGATGGCGATGGTGTTTGCAGACCAGCTACCAAAGGTTTGAGACACGACGTTCTGATCAAGTTTCCAGTTCACGCCAGCGGAATCACGACCCATCAGGCCCTTGCGGTACTGCTCGCCGATAGCTTCTTGGGGAACGAAAAGACCCTTGAGGCTGTCAACGATAGTGGCAGAGGTGAACGGCTCGATGATGACCGAACGACGACCGTCGCGGGGAGCGCCTTCGCTGTCCAGGTAAGCACCAGCGGTCAGATAAGTAATCAGACCAGTGGGAGGCGTACCAGCAGTACCGACGATGTTGGCGGTGTTCAGGTTAGCCATAACCATACCGTCACGGTCAATCTTGTTAGCGATTGCGGCAACAGCGGGTTTCAAAACGCGGCTAGAGAACATATCCAACGACAAAGCGAGGTCTTGCGTGGTGAACTGGGTATCAACGTGGAATTGAGTGCTCAGAGTCACGGGAACGCTAGATTCGTTGAAGTCTTCAACATTCAAAGCAGGGCCGGTAGTACCGATGAAACGACCAGGTTTACGGACGTTAACGGTGTTACCGATTTTTGCACCAACCACAGCGAACTGGTCGTCGTAGTTACGGTCAACTTCCGAAGTGAAAGTCAATTCATTTTCCAAGACCATCAATGCTTCATTGGTGATCTTGCTGATAGTTAGCAAGTTATTTGCCATGATTAAATACTCCTAGATAAAAAAAGATTTACCGAATTTTGCCCGCTTTGCGTTGCGCTTTCCAAGCCTGATAGCTGCCATGAAATTGACCGTTAGAGTCCACACTTGCTTCCATCGAACTGTTTGCGCTGCGAATCGGGTTAATCGGCGGTTTTGCTTTAGTTCTTACAACAGGTTCACTCGGCTCCGCTTGAGTTTGCTTCTCAAACCTTGCTTCTAGTTTCCCAATCTCGCGTAGTGCGGCATTTGGCGACATAGACGTAATACGTTTTGCAACTTCATCGTCTTTTGCAAGGTGATATAGGATTTGTGGGCCCACTTCACTTTCCAAGATAGCATCACGAATCGCGTCATTTACTGCCACGCTACTAGATGCAACCATGTCATCGAAATCGGGAATATCTGCTTTAGCTGCTGCAACTTTAGAGGCCCATGCAGAAATTACTTTCTGACGTTCCCCGTCTGCCCTGCGTTCAGCGTCTTCCTTATCTCGCCTTACCAATGCTTGTTCAGCCGACCAATCTGCTAATGCCTCTGCGAATTCAAAGGCATCAGTAAATTGAGACGGTTGAGGCTTTGCATCAACAGGTGCAGCCGGTTTAGGCTGTGTCTGCTGGCGTAAAGCCGCTACTTCGGCCTCCAGTCGTTCCCGTGCTTCGCGCTCCCGTGCCGCTTCTTGCCGCGCCAGTTCACGTTGCTTGGTTATTTCTGAAAACCTTTTCTCGATTTTCGGATTCTGTTTACGTTCTTCTGCTGGTTTAGCTTCATCTTCCTCACTTGCATCACTCTGCGAAATTTCCTCTACCGGCTCTGATTTCTCAGCCTCGGGAGTCTGTTGTTCGTCAGCTAATCCAAGTCTATTTGAGTAAAAATCCGCTGCATTCTCGCTAGTCAATACTTGACCGGCTTCTTTTTCGCTACTTGCCATGAGTTTCCTCAAGAAATATACCCAGTTAATACCTAACTGGTAAGGTTGTGTGGTTTATACCACAAATTCTATATAGCGCGTTCAGTAGTTTCTGCTGATGCTGCGCGCAATGAGCGTTCATCTAGCTGCGCCAACATAAGCGCAAACTGTCCCTTAATGTGTTCAATCTCAATTTGAGTCTGTGTTTTAAGTACCGTATCGTGCGCCGCCGTATCAGTCCGCAGCTTCATATCAGCGTGGCGCTCTTGGTCGCGTAGTTCAAGGTCGTGGGCGCGGTTGGTTTCTTTAATCAACGTGCGCTTAGTTTCGGCGTCTTGCTTGACCTGCTCAATGTCGGAGCGTTGTTTCATAGCCAATTGCATTTGCTGCATTTCTTGCTGCATTTTCTGCATTTGCGCCTGTGCATTCTTGAGTTGCATTTGCACTTGAGGCGGAATAGGCGATTTTTCATCAATCTGCGCCAGCGGGTTAGCAGCGGCAAGGCGATCAGCAATGATGTCAGCGCCAGGGAAGTCCATGTTGCGGAAAATAAGGTCGCCTGCTTGTTGCATAAGGGCGGGGTCAACCTTGAGCATATCAACCATAGATTCCACAGCTTCTTGGCGCTTACTGTTGTATCCAGGGCCGGTGTCCATCACCACGTCGTATTTGCCTACGCTCATATCGTGCATTACGGTATATACACCCTGGGCGTCTTGTTGCGGTTGATTGATACCCACTAGGTCAGGCTTTCCGTCAGGGCCAATGATTCGCATTACGCGCTGCGAGTCGTAAACGTGCGGAATCAGGTCAAGGATGATCTTTCCGGTGTGCTGGATAGACTTTGTAAGGTTGTCGTAAAAGTCAAAGTTTGTCAGGTCTACCTGCTGCTGCTGACCGTTCAACGCCTTACCGGACATATTGCCTGGCAGTTGTTGGCTAGGGTCGTAAATGCCCATTAGCGTGGAGATGTCCTGATTGATAGACTGTGCAGCCGCCATCACGCCGGTGGGCGGTGGTTCGGGTTGCAGGCGCTGGGGTGGGGGTGCAGGCTGTCCGTCAATGTCGGTTTGCTTGTAGCGTAGCAGCGGATAGGATTTGACGTTAGCGCCAGCCCATTCGTTTTCGTGGCCTTCGTCTTGGCCTTCTGCCATTATCCATTTGGCCTTTGGAGCAAGCGCAACCGATTCAGTGATGGTTGTCTGCCAAAAGTTGTACATCCGCTGGGCATCTTTGGCGTGGCGAACCATACCAAACTTCTTCTTTTTGTCCCCAATCACCACATGGCGACCATAGACGGGTACGACAGGGATGTAAGTGCCAGGCCATTCACGTTCCTCAATCACTTCAATCGCGGTCAGCTTTTTCCATTTCACCGTGCGCTTATAGCTTGGGCGCTTGTCCACAATCTCCAAACCAGCCATTTCAAGGCGTTTAAAAAAGTCTGAACCTTCGGCAAACTTACTTGTTCCGTCGCTCAGTTGGTACAGGGTTGCTGATTCACGCTGGACGTAAAAGTATTCGGCAATGCGAATATCCTCTTTGGTAATCCACTCGGATTGTGCATCACCCGTTCCGCGCTGTGTGAATGAGGTTCCATCGTCGCATTTAGGATACAGTTTGCGAAACTTCTCCTTGCTCATCATTGTTGTAATTAAACAACGCTCTGCGTCCGAACCATCTACGCGCTCGGAATTGGGGTCAAAGTAAACCGTGAATGGGTTATCAATGGTGTCGATGTAGATTTCTTGGTCGAAACTGTCTTCGCTGACGTAATTCGTAGTAACGCGCCAGAATCCCCATCCCATGCGTACAGCGTGGTCAAAGGCGGTATCGTAGGCGTTATCAGCATTGGAATTGACTTCAATGTGCCGTGTCATGCCCTCGATGACTTCAGCGGTCTTTTCCTGCGCTTGGGAGTTAGTGCCATGCACCTTGATGCGTGGGCGCTGCTGGCGTTGCTGGTTGGTGACTTGGCGGCAGTATCCGTCCAGCTTGTTAATCGTCAGGATTGGGCGGGATTCCAGATTGCGCGAGTTTTGCAATTCAACGGGCCATTGGTCGCCGTTAACAAACTTCAAATCCTCCAAGGCTTCTTGGCGGTTTTGTGTATCGGCATCGTTACACAGCTTTAGAAAATCTTTGGCTTCGTCAATGATTGGGTCGTAGTCGCCGTCGTAATCGCTCATATATATCCTTTAGCCCATCCAACTTTGTGGCATGGCGTAGCTGGGTTTGC